GCCAAGACAGGGAGAGTTTAGGTATGTTCCTTCAAACCATCGCTCAAACGATGGGACCAGAAGCACTACAAACATTCATCAACCCTGATGAGGTTATTAAACGTCTAGCTGCAGCTTCAGGTATCGACATACTTAACCTAGTGAAGAGTATGCAAGAGATACAAGGGCGGGAACAGCAACAGATGCAGCAACAGATGGCTATGCAACAGCAACAGAATGCGCCAGCAATGGCAGCTGTTGAACAGAAACAAATGCAAGCTGAAATGCAGATGGCACAACAGCAACAACAACCACCACAATAACTATGGCAGAAACATTAACAGTAGATACTACTCCAGATACTGAAGTACTAACAGCAGATGAGCAGGACTCTCTGGAAGTTGGTGAGAAGATGATGGAAGCCCAGGATAACCTCCTGGCTGGTAAGTATAAAGATGCACGAGAACTAGAGAAAGCTTACATTGAACTACAAGGTAAGTTAGGTGAATCTAAAGAAGAGAAAGAGGAGCCTACTCAAGAGCTAGAGATAGAGAAAGAGGAGGAGAAGTCTGAAGAGCCTGACGTATCCTTCTTGGATCGTCTTTGGGATGAAGCACAGAATGAGTTCACTGATGAAACTATTCAGGAACTTAAGGGTATGAATCCTCAAGATCTAGCTAAGATGCACTTAGACTATCGTAGTAAAAACCAACAACCACAAATCACTGACGCCCAAGTAAAGCAGTTGAAAGACGTAGCTGGAGGTGAGAGTGAGTACCAGAGTATGATGTCTTGGGCATCAGATAATCTTCAGAAGAATGAGGTTGATATGTATGACAGAGTGATGGAGAATGGTGATCCCACTGCCTGTTACTTTGCCATACAAGCTTTAAAGTATCGTTTTGATGACGCCTCTGGTGTTGAAGGAGAGATGCTTACAGGTAAAGCTCCTACTAATAAAGGAGATCAATTCAAAAGCCAAGCACAAGTTGTTGAAGCTATGAATGATCCTAAATATGACAACGACCCTGCATATCGTAGGGAAGTTATGGAAAAACTTGAACGTTCTGACATTAAATTCTAACAAATGATTCCACTCTTAACAGCTACAATTCTTACAGCATCCTGGTACGGCCCAGGCTTTCATGGAAACTTAACAGCCAATGGAACACGCTATAACCAACTCGCCTCAACAGCAGCACACAAAACCCTCCCGTTCGGAACCAAACTCAACGTTTGCTACGAGACGTGCGAGACTGTCACTATTACGGACCGTGGACCTTTCATTGAAGGTCGGGATCTTGATTTGTCTTATGGTACTGCTGAACGAATTGGCATGGCCAGTACCGGAGTTGCTGACGTAAAGGTAACTAGACTAAACTAACATCATGCCAAAAGGAAAAGGAACTTACGGAACAAAGAAGGGGAGACCCCCTAAGAAGTGAAAAGATTCACAGAGCCCTGGATAATTGTAATCATGCTGCTACTCGTGGCTGCATTTATCGAGGGCGTTCACGTCACTAAACATGACTACTGGGACAACGTCCGTTCATCAGCTTGCGCTGACGCATGACGTGTGGACAGGGAACGGGGTCCACATCATAGGAGAAAACTATGACTGTCACTTATTGCTATCGTGGCATCAAGTACACGAAGACAAAGTAGCGTACAACAATACAACTAACTAAAAATGAAATCAATTATTGCACTTGCCACACTGTCCGCTCTCAGCGCGACACCTGCAATGGCTGGCCCATATGTCAACACTGAAATCAACAGTGGGTGGGCAGGATCAGACTATGGCTCTAGTCAAACTGATCTACACGTAGGGTACGAAGGAAGCGCACAACAACTAGGATACTACCTCCAAGCGGGTCCAGCCATCGTCTCCGTTGATGGGGAGGATGCTAACACTGAACTCTCTGGGAAGGCAGGAGCCTCGTTTCAGGCTACCGATGCTCTGTCCGTTTATGGAGAGATCTCCTTCGTTACAACTGACGCTGATGAGAATAACTACGGAACCAAAGCTGGTCTTAAGTGGTCCTTCTAAGTGGATCTTTTGTACGTACTCTTCCTAGTACTCTTACTAGGATTCGGTATGGAAATGACGTGGTCTACTAAACGAAAGTAATTATGTCACAACAAAGTAATCAAGCAAGAGCCAGCATCACCTGGTTCACTCCTTCAACTGAAGAGAAGAAGGAAGATAAAGAAGAGCAATCTTCTAGTGATGAAACTCCTGATGAAGTAGAGATACTTTAGGGAAGGAGGGGGAGCACCTCAGAGTAGGACTCCCCTTTCATTGGCAATGGCCCGTACGCGGATACCCTTTGCCGTCTAGACGGTGGGAAAGACCACAAACAAATTGATCAAACAATTTCACGTGAGAATATAACCAATACATTTCATTTAATTAACAATGGCTCAACAACAAACAGATGCCTCCGCCTCCCTTACAAGGGCGGGGCAATCTAATGCAACAGGTGACGCAAGGGCCCTATATCTCAAGCTCTTTTCAGGCGAGATGTTTAAAGGGTTCCAGCACAACGCCATCGCTCGTGATCTAGTCACGAAGCGTACGCTTAAGAACGGCAAATCTTTACAGTTCATTTACACCGGCCACACGAAGGCTGAATTCCATACTCCAGGAAATTCCATTCTTGGTAACAGTGATGGAGCACCTCCGGTAGCTGAGAAGACGATCACGGTAGATGATTTGTTGATTTCCAGCGCGTTTGTATACGAACTCGATGAGACTCTTGCTCACTACGAACTTCGCGGAGAAATCTCCAAGAAGATCGGGTATGCATTGGCTCAGAAGTATGACCGTCTTATCTTCCGTGCTCTAACACGTGGTGCTCGTGCAGCTAGCCCTATCACTAAGGCTAACTTCATTGAACCAGGTGGAACACAGATCCAAGTTGGTACTGCAGGTAATGATGCTGACGCTGCTCTCAATGCTGGCTTCCTTGTAAATGCATTTTATGATGCAGCTGCAGCACTTGATGAGAAGGGTGTAAGTGGTGACGGACGTTGTGCCGTACTGAACCCACGTCAATACTACGCACTGATTCAAGATATCGGTACTAATGGTCTAATCAACCGTGACTCACAAGGTTCAGCCTTACAGAGCGGTAACGGAATCATTGAAATTGCCGGAATCAAAATCTTTAAATCAATGAACGTACCATTCTTCAGTAAGTATGGTACTAAGTATGCACCTTCTTCTAGTCCAACTGCTGCTACTGATCCTGCTACTGCAGATCCAGGTAACACTGGTTCGTTCGTATCAGAAGCTATCGAAGACGCCGCTAACGATGTCTCCGGTATCAACAATGAGTACGGTGAAGAGACTGAATTTGCTAACTCCTGTGGACTCATCTTTCAGAAAGAGGGAGCAGGTGTTGTCGAAGCAATCGGACCTCAGGTTCAAGTAACCAGTGGAGACGTATCGATTGTATACCAGGGTGATGTAATCCTTGGCCGCTTGGCTATGGGTGCTGACTACCTGAATCCCGCAGCTTGTGTTGAACTGTTCGCTGGAACAGCAACTAAGCCTGGCGCATTCTAACTTATTATACACGGGAACCTTCGGGTTCCCTTTTTTTATACATACATTATGCCAATTCCTACCACTAACGCTACACAAGAACTACCAGCAGTCAACGAAATACTAGCGTCAGTTGGTCAGGCGCCTGTCACCACCCTCGATCAAACCAACCCGGACGTTGCGATTGCTTACGACACACTTACACAAGTGTCACGAGAAGTACAGGCAGAAGGCTGGAGCTTTAATACAGAATACGATTACCCAGCTACAACTGATACGAATAAAGAATATGCCATTCCTAGTAACATGTTGCAAGTAGATCTTTCAGAGAGTACTCCAACTAGTAGAGTTGCTAACGGAAGTAAGAATGTCATACGGAGAGGTGGTAAACTATATGATAAATACAACCACACTTATGAGATTACATCTGAAGCTAGTGCAGATATTAAGCTAGATATAACTTGGTTATTTGATTGGGTAGATTTACCAATACCAATCCAAGATTACATCGTCTCTAGGGCTGCTGTAATCGTCTCTAGCCGCATTGTTGGTGACGGTGGGCAGTATCAGATGCTTCAACAGAAAGAAGCCTACACAAGGGCAATGGCGTTGGAGTATGAAACCCAGCAAGGGGACTATACTTTCTTCGGACACCCTAAAGGACAGAATTATTATAATAGCTATCAACCCTATCACGCACTATACCGCTAATGGCAGCAGTAACACAAACGATACCTAACTTTTTAGGTGGGGTATCTAAACAGACAGATGTTAAAAAACAACCTGGTCAAGTAAGAGACTGTCTTAACGCTTACCCTGACCCAACCTTTGGGTTAATGAAGAGACCAGGTTTTAAATTCATTAAGACTATTTACACACCATCCTCTGGTACTAATCCAGAATTAAAAGATGCTAAGTGGTTCTTCATTAAACGAGATAACTTAGAAACATACATAGGATGTATCCTAGATAAAGATGATTCCAATCACGCATCCAATCCTATTAGAATTTGGAACAAAGATGGTACAGCTTGTACAGTTACTTATGAATCCAGCCCTGCTGATGCCAAGCTATACCTTGACACAACTCGTGATAACTATGATATCTTAACAGTACAAGATACATCTATCGTAACTAATAAGACTAAAGAAGTAGAAGCTAAAGCAGCACCAACTACATATGTATCAAAATCACACGGTACAGTAAGGATTAAAACAGTTGCTTATAGCATTAAGTATGAAATTAATCTGAAGGTAGGTAGTACAGATTACCCTGTCAGCTTCACTACTATTAATGCAGAGGATCTACCTGCTGCAGACTCTTCTACAAACCCTTCTGATGAGAAGTACAACACTGCTAAAAGAATACTAGATTCACTGAAGACAGCTTTAGAAGGTCTGTCTATAACTGATCACACTTTAACTGTCACTAAATTAGACTCTACATTAGAGTTAGAACTAAAGAGTACTGCAGGTGGTACACCTAATGCAGCTTTTGAGTTGACAACAAGTGATAGTCAGGGTGGCATTCATCTCGACAGCTTCAACGAACAAGTTAGAACTCAAGCAGATCTACCAGCTGAATCCTTAGAAGGAAGATTAGCTAAAGTTGTTGCCTTAGGTGGAGAGAATGATACATTCTGGCTTAAGTTCTTCTCTGATAATGGTACATCTGGTAAAGGTAACTGGGAAGAAACAGTAGACCCAACAGTATCAGAAGGTATGAAAGCGGAGACTCTACCTCACGAACTGTTCAATAGTTCTGCCAATACATTTGTATTCAGACAACCTAAGGAAGCAGATGGTACTACATTAGCCTGGAAAGATAGAGTAGTAGGTGATACTATTACTAACTCAGATCCTAGCTTTGTAGGTGCTACTATTCAACAAGCATTCTACCATAACAATAGGTTAGGATTCCTTACTAAAGATAATGTATCCATGAGTAAAGTGAATGGGTTCTTTAACTTCTACTTTACTTCAGCTTTAACAGCAACAGATGCTGATCCTATTGACATCAACTGTTCAAGTATTAGACCTGCTGTATTACATGCAGTGATACCATCTGCTCAGGGTTTAATCCTATTCAGTAAGAATCAGCAGTTTATAATGTTCTCTGATGCAGAGATATTAACACCTTCATCAGCAGTTATACGAGGCATCTCTAACTATGAGATGGACTCAACTATAGATCCAGTTGACGTTGGTACTACAATTACCTTTGTAAGTAAGACGCCTAGTTATACACGTATCTTTGGTATGCAGACTAGAGGTTCTGAAGAGAGCCCAGCTATTATGGATATTGGTAAGATCGTATCAGAGTGGGTGCCTGACACTGTTAACAGTTTACTATCCAGCCCACAGAACTCACTCATCGCTTTGTATGGAGACAATAGATCAGCATATGAAGGTGATAATAAGATGTACATCTTTAAGACCTACAGTGTAGGTGATAAGGTGTTAATGCAGGCATGGTTCAACTGGGAATTACCAGGTAATATACAACACGCTTCTATTGATTCTGACACTATGTGGTCAGTAGTTGAGAAGAGTGGAGTCTATCATTTAATCAGCGCTAGTCTAACACAGACACCTGAAGAAACCATCATGACTACGGCTGATGGTCAACAGATTAACCCACATATGGATATGTATACCGCAGCTACTAATGGTGCTGCTGGTTCATCTGAGAAGAAGGTTGTCTATGATTCAACTGGTAACTTCTCTAAGTGCTATATACCTTATGCAGACTTAACTACATTAAATCCAGTAATCCTTATTGCAGGTAACGCTTCACAGGACTTTGCTGGTGTAACTGAGTTTGGTTTCACAGTGAATCCTACTAGAGCTACTGACAGTGACGGTACATATTTCAAAGTAACAGGTAAGGATCTATCATCTCAAGCTGCTAACGTATACGTAGGTTATCAGTACAACTATGATATAGAACTACCTAAGACATATTATAAACTTACTCCAGATGGATCACAGTACGACTACACTGCAGCACTAACTATTGCACGCATGAAGTTTGCTGTTGGTCTTTCTAGTGTTGTAGGTTTTAAATTAAAGAGTAAAGGCTACATAGGAGAACTCGCTGAATTTACAGGAGATGGATCTACTACAGCCTTTAGTGTACCATTCCCTCTTAAAGAGGAGAACGGTATTGTAGTTAAACTAGATGGAGCTAAGCAATCATCTGGATATACTGTTACTACTACAGATGCACAAGCTACAGTTACATTTGATACTGCTCCAACAGCAGCTTCTACAGCAGCTAATGTTACGACACCTGCTCAGAGGATTGAGATTACAACAGACACTTGGTATGACGTACAACCTACACAAGACTCAGGTCAGTATCTAGCAGACGATGTACCGTTGATTGAAGAGAGTGTATTCACTATACCGATACATCAACGTTCAGATAACTTTAACTTAAGAGTTTTCAGTAACTCACCATTCCCTGTCTCACTATCTTCAATGATGTGGGAAGGGCAGTATTCACCACGATTCTACCGACGAACCTAATGTCCACACCACAAGAACGAGAAGAAGCTACAGTTGCAGGTAATGAAATATTTAAACTAGCTAGCGGTAAGAATAAAGATGCTGCTAGATATCTACATATGTATAGCCGTGTATGGCGTGTTCTAGATGATGTCTATGATGGCGATCATCCAATTACAGTCGGTGACATTGTAGAGATCATAGAGTATTTATTCGTTGAAATACCATCTAATCGCTTCTTCATCCATCATCGTGATAAATTAATCTCCCAGCATATAACTGCTTACAATGCTTGGATGGCTTCCAATAGATGGAGTGAAGGTAATTTAGAACAAAGAATATCCAGCCATGTGTGGCGTGGAGACTACCAAGCAGTTATAGGATTAGTTGCTCTATTAACTCAAGGTATAGATCACATGAAAGTAGTAGATCAAAAGGTGAGAAATACTTTCGGTATAATGGGTGAAGGTTTTAACATCAACAATTTAGGAGAATAAAGTATGGACCCATATGATATCCAGATGTTACCGCCAGGTGAACAGTGGAGGCAGTGTCTAGATAAATCCGTAATGGGTTTAGAGATGTGCTTCAAATGGGCGGGTAACGGTAAGGAGAAAGCAGGTAAGAAAGCTGACAAACAATACGATAAACAAGTTGAGATAGCATACGACGCTGCCAAGGATGCTCGTGACTACAACATGGAAAGTGAGCAGTTAGCTTACAACGATGCTGTACTAAACAAGACAATACAACAAAGGAATCTAAATCAACAGTTACTCTGGCAAGAAAGTACTGCACAGAGGGGTTGGGATTTTGAAGTCGCACAAAGAGAAGCTGAGTTTAATTCTCAGGTAGCAGCTTACAATAAATCTGAACGACTGTTTGGCGCACAAGTAGGGTTGAATGAACATGCACGCGCTCTTGCTAATGAAAGTGCTGATGCAGTTCTATCTGAAAGATTAGATGCTGTGATGTTCCAAGGAATGCAAGCAGATCTTACACTCAGCCAAACTAAAGCAGATATAAATCAGAAAAGAGAAAGTCTGAAACTTGGAAGAACTAAACAAAGATCAGATATTAATCTACAGAAACAAGCTGCAGTACTACAACAACAACAACGGAGAGCAGAAGCTGCTTTCGGTAGTGAGAAACAACTTGTTGAACTAATGCAAGCAGCCGGAAGTGCTGAAGCAAAAGGGCAAGCAGGTAGAACAGCTAATAAAAACATTCAAGCAATCATGGCTACAGGTGGTAGAGCACAAGCACAACTAGCAGATCAAATAACTAGAGGTGATTCTGCTTATAACCTTACTATGATGGGACTAGATCAAAGTCTTATTTATGGTGCAGAGGAGCATAGATTAGCTCAATCATCACTTACTACAAAAGGTGCTTACGCTGATCTTGCACACGGGTTAGGTGTACAAGAACGAGATGCTTCTAAAAAGAGTGCGACGGGAGCTTATAGACGTTC